TCCCTATCGGCGTCGCTCGTGCCGGTGCTGGACTAGCTGACCTTGCTTCAATGGCTGGTCAAGCGATGACTGGTCGATTTCCACAACCTCAAGATGTAACGGCGTCTGGGCTTTTACAACGAGGTCTTAATTACCTAGGTGTTGGCGAAGAGACACCGATGCAGAAGGCAGTTAGTTATATTACACCGCTGCCTGGTACTGCAAAGGCTCGACTTGGATCTGAAGCGGCGTTAGGACTAGCAAGTTACTTAGGCGGTGAATTAGGCCGAGAGACAACTGGAACTACAACTGGCGAACTTGCCGGAGCTTTATTAACTCCACTTTCTTTGCAAGGTGTTCGGACTGCGGTAGGTGGAATTACTCCACTTGCACGACTTTTAGCTGGTAGTCAACCGGAGCTAGAGCGGCAAGTTAGTAGAGAGATTCTCGCTGCCGCTGGACCAGAAGGCGTTGAAAGATTGCGAATAGCGCAACAAATACCAGAGCTTTTACAATCTCCTCTTGGATTACAAAAGACGGCTGCTGAGATTGCTGAAACTCCTGGGCTTGCAAGTTATCAATATCAAATGCAGAAAGATATTGAGTCGGGCAAGGCATTGCTTGATGCCGCAAAGCAGCGAGAGCTTGAGCAAGCGGCAGGTTTAGCCTCATTAGGCGAAGCGCCTCAACGTGGCCAATTAGCGGCTTCATTGCGTCAAGCTGCGACAGAAGGCGCAGTTGCAAAAGCAGCACGAGAGCAATCCATTTTAGAGGGACTTGGATTAACGCCAGAAGTTAAACTTGGTACGCCAGCAGAAGCAGGTGAACGCATTCTTCGAGAGTTGAACATTCCGCAAGAAAGCGACGTGCTTACCGCTATTCAACAAAACATTGCAGAACGAAGTGCATTGGCTACTAAGGAACCTTCTGCCCTTGTTAAGCCACTAGGTGAAACGCTTGTTAGTCAGGTAAAGGCAGCGGGTCAAGCCGCAAAGGAAGCAGGACGAACAGCATTTAAAGACCCAGAAGTTTATAATGTTACTGCAAATATAAGTGGTGTACGTAAAAACGTATCTGACATTGTACAGGAATGGAAACGTACTCCTGCGCAACGTATTGATGATGCAACGCTCGCTGCACAAATCACACGCTTGAAAGCTATAGAGCCAACACCGAAGCAGATTAAAGATGGTGCTCTACCTCAAGCTAAAATTGGCGAGCTTCACGACATTCAAGTTAAGTTGGGTAAAGTGCTTAGTGGTGCAAAGGTTGGCGAGTACACAGAGAGCCAAGGTCTTGCAAAGCGATTATACGATTACGTTGGTAACGTCATTGATGCCACTCCTGGCTCTGATAAGTTGCAGCAAGCCAAACAAACGTGGCGTAACTACTTCGATACTTTTGTGTATGATCGTGAGCGTCAGGTTCGCTCGCCACTAAAAGCCGTTCTTAGCAAGTCGCCAGAGGAGGCTATACCTTATCTTGCTGGCAAGTCGGTAAACGTTGCTGCACTAGAAAAAGCAGGAATTGATACAACTACGCTTCAAACGCAAAAACTTGCGGAATTTGCGGCACTACCAACAGCGAAACAAAAGCTCAAATGGATCGAGACTAATCGTCCGAAGTTGTCAGAAACCGCATTCTGGGCTGACATAGAAAACTATGCGCCAGAGCTAAGAAAGGTTGTCACGCAGGAAACCCTTCCAGTTGCTAAGCGTACCAGTGACCAACTTGATTTAGCGTTGCGCAATCCTGAGAACGCTTCTGATATTCTTGCAAAAGCTGGACGCAGTTCTGTAACAGAAACTGAGTTGCGCAATGAGCTGCTTCGTCGTTTGAGCACAGCAGGAACAAAAGCCAATAAATATGTGTCGGATAACATAGACACTTTCCGAACGGTCTTTAAAGATGACGTTAAGAAAATTCAAGACTATGCACAGAGCGTTGGCACACCTGACGAATTAGCAGCGTTTGGAAAGATTGAGGATGCTTCCATCCCCAAAGCTATCTTTGGTGATGTAAATCGCACCAAACAATTTGTACAAAAGTTTGAAGGTACGGAAGCTGAGTTGTTTGCCAAAGGTAAGTTTGTAGACATGCTACAGACTGGCAAGGGCTCCATTGCTGATAGACTTGAGAAGCAACAAGACATAGCTAAGACTTTGTTTAGCGATGATTATCCTAAGCTGCAACGCATTGTAGCGGATAAGATGTCGAGTCAGATTCCTATGCAGCAAGCCACCGCTGCTACTGGTCGTCAAAGTGTCACTGGTCAGGTTGGCACCACGATGGGCTGGATGTTCTCGCAGCGAGCTATTATCAAAGGAATGAAGCTCGGCATGGTAGTTTCGCCAGGAATGCTTTTTTATGATCCTTTGCAAGCTACAGCTGCATACTTGACTGGTAAACTTGGTGCATTACGTGATGACCAAATGAATCAATTAGCTGTGAAGATGTTGAGAGATCCTAGACTGATTAACTTAGCAGCAGCACCACCAAGCAAGTCTACTATTGAACAGTTTGTGGATCAGGCTATTAGGCTTGGTTACTTTGGCAGCAAAGCTGAATTTGACAAAGCACGAGAAGCCGATACACAGCAATCACAATTTGCTACAAGTCCTGTTGTTTCTTCTGATGCTAAGACACAGTTGCAACAGTTGCGGCTTAAAGCGCAAGCACGATTGCAACAGGTGTCTCAACCAACCACTGCTAAGCAAAACATCAGCGCATTGATTGCTGAACAGCCACCTATAATTAGAGCAATTATTGATACTGAGTCTAAAGGCAATCCAAAAGCTAAAAGCGAAGTTGGGGCACTTGGTTTGATGCAACTGATGCCAGGGACCGCTAAAGAGCTAGGTGTAGATCCACTAGATCCAGTGAAGAATATTGATGGTGGTACTCGCTATTACAATCAAATGAAGAAGCAGTTCCCTGATATGAAAGTAGCTATTGCAGCTTACAATTGGGGACCAGGCAACATGGCAAAGGCAGTCGCTAAGGTTGAGAAGAAAGGACAAAAACCTACCTGGCAAAACATATTAAAATACAATTCTGTACCTACTGAGACGGAAGAGTACGTTAAACGAGTAATTAAAAAGCTAAATCAACTAGAGGCGTAATATGGCATGGTCGGGTGGAACCTATACAAAAGGCAATAACGTAAGCGGCGGTTGGGTCGGAGATGCTTCCGTAGGTATCGGCATTGAAGCAGGACGGCACGATACGCAAGACAACGATTTTGCAACCGGTATCAATACTTGTCTTACTAAAGACGGGCAAAACGCTGCAACTGCTGACTTGCCGATGGGTGGATTCAAGCATACCAACGTAGCTACTGCGACGGCACGTAACAACTATGCTGCTGTAAGCCAAGTGCAAGATGGAGATTACATTTGGCTTGGCACCACTGCTGGTACTGCTACCGCAATGACTGCTTCGGCTACTCCTGCGATTACAGCGTACAAAGTTGGTCAGAAGTTTCGGATGATAATTGGTGCTGGGTTGGGTTCTACTGGCTCTGTCGCTACCGCTGCAACAATCAACATTAACGGTATTGGCGCAAAGAATATCGTAAATAACGAGGACTCCACAAATCCTACACTTGGAACATGGGTAGCTGCTGCGTTAATGGAGCTTGTATACGATGGTACGAATTTTAGGATTACTAATGAACCTACTGGATGGCAGACATGGACTCCCACAGTTACACCAGCTGCTGGGACAGCTTCCAGTGTCGTAACAAACGCTCGTTTTAGGAAAAACGGTAAAAAGGTAGAAGTAACTTTTGATGTAAATTGGACTCAGGGTGTGGCATCGACTTTATATGTAACCGTTTCTATGCCAGTAAATTTAGATGGATTAAATCAGACTGTGCCAGCGATGGTAATACCACAAGGGACGAGTTTTGCTTCGGTAGCTTTTGCACATTCAACAAGCGCATTTCGATTTTATACATACGACGCTACTACTCAATTCTTTACTGGTGCATCTAGAAACATATGGGGTAATTTTTACTATCGGAGTGTCTAAAATGAAATGGCAAAACTGTTTTATCCCTGAGTTTTTATCTGCTACTGCAAACGATGCTGAGATAGAGCAAGCTATACGACGATGGCGCAATAGTGAACTAGCGGGGTCCGACTGGACACAATTACCCGACGTACACCTAGCAAACAAGTGGGATTGGGCAATCTATCGCCAAGCATTGCGGGATATGATGGCGCAGAACGAAGACCCTAAACTGATCGTCTTTCCCGAGCCACCAAAGTGAAAACGCTCAGGTTGATTCGAGTTACAGAGCATGCCGGCGCTACGTTTGGTGTGCTTTGTATCAATGAAGCACCTGAGTTTGTCACTGTAGAGGACGCTTGGCGGGACAATGAAACCAAAGTGTCCTGCATCCCGGTCGGTCGTTATAAAATAGTGCGGCACAAGTCGCCTCGCTTTGGAGCTGTATACAAGGTCTTAGACGTTCCCAATCGAGAGCATATTTTAATCCACGCTGGCAATACTCATAGGGATACAGAAGGCTGTATTCTATTGGGTATGCAATACGGTAAAGTCGGTCCTGATTCTGCTGTCCTTGCAAGTCGTTCTGCTTTTTTGCAGTTTATGGAAGCAATGAAGGATACTCCGGAAGCGCAATTGATGGTGATTGATGCTTATGGTGGAGGACGGGTGCATTGACGGAGCAAGATTTTACCCAAGTAAAGACGTGGCTTGATATCGCTGTGAAAGCAGTGATCGGCATTGTTATATCCATTGTCGGCATGGATTACCGCAGTGTGAAAAACTCTTTGAAAGAGCTGGAAGAGTCTAAGTACCGAGTCACGATGGAAGTGCAGATTATCCAAGCGGAACTTACTCATATCAAGAATCAAATTGACCGCATGGATAAGAAACTTGATAAGGTTTTAGACAAATGAAACTTTTGATTGTGTTGTTAGCACTGATGGCTACTGCACAAGCTCAAGCACCTAGTTACTTATCTCTCTGCCACCCAACTACCGATTGCAAAGCTCTTAAACGCACCTGGCGTGGGCAAGATACCATTATTACTGGCTGGCTTGAGCAAACCTTTGGTTCAGAATGTAAATGCGCTGACGAGCTTTTGGCGAGCCGTAAAGCCAAGGTCATACGAGTACATTTAATTAACTCGCCATGTATGCGTAATGGTAGGTGCGGGAAGTATGAGGTGCTGCATGGCGAAACAGCAAACTCTGCTAGTAAAAAGGTAATCAGAAAGAACCGTCAATTTTTGCATAAGTTTGACAGAGTAGTACGAAGGTTTAGAAATCGATTAATAAGAGCGACTGGTAGTGTGCAGTGTTATGTGTCGCCCTGCTTAGAGTGTGATCTGAATGGAAAAGCTCGAGAACATCTTGCCGCTCGTGTATCTGATATGTTGCCTAGCTGTATCATTGTGGATAATCCTTTCGGATCCGCCTGTTTGCCAGGGTATGTCTGTGAGAAACACGGAGCAAGTCCTAAAATCGCTGCGCCATGTATAGTCGATTTAGACGGTGTTGACGGGACAGATATTAACGTTGACAAGTTTGCCGCTCGATACCGACACTGTAATATAAGTTTCTATTGGGAACATTGGATGAACTGTATTCGAGGTTCGTTTGTTGACCCTCGGAAACGTGACTGTAAGTACGACAAAAGCATGTACGATTATACAAAAGGAATTTTATGCCATTCTTTCTTGGATCAATTCTCCGCCACTTGCTCACACTAGCAGCTGGTGGCCTGCTTGGTTTAGGCGTTGCAGAGGATGACGCACACAACCTCGTTAAAGCTGTTGAGCCAGTTGTGGGTGGCGTTGTGTTGTACGGCGTATCTCAGGCTTGGTCTTTATTTGATTCTAAAAAGAAACGCTAAACGTCTGTGTTAAGGCGGTAGCGTTTGTTGCGAAGTTTGCTTTCTTCCGCTGCCGCTACTGCCTTATCTGCACCGGTGTTTTCCTCGATGTATTTTACGATAAGGGCAAACTTGCCCTGTGCTCGCACTTTATCGAGCTGTAGTTTGAATTGTTCTTTGGCTTGTTTTCGCATGGCTTCTGCAATGCTCTCATCATTGTATAGCTCGCAAGCCAAATAGGTGAGGTTAAACGGTGATGGGTACGGATCAAACAGAAACCATCGTAGCCTAGAAAAGTCTCCGATTGTTTTGTGATACATCACGTTTTTACGATCACATTTTTGTTCATGTAATATAGTTCGCATACCAACTTGAGGTAATCCTTCTAATCGGTCAAAAAAGAAGCAATAGTCTTTTAGTGCCCGTTCGATTACGGCCAGCCACAAAGTACGCTCTGGAAAGTCTTGAGAAATTTCTGCTTGTTCCATGTTAAGTGTTAGTTCTCTTCGCATCTTTTACCAAAGCGATCCAGTCTTCTAGGTACATTGTGACTAACCAAGGCTTGTGATTTCTGCGGTGCATTACTGTTGGTACTCGGTCATGGCAATCTCTTAGGGATTGATCCATTGCGTTATCAACATTTAGCTTTTCTACTCTTTTGCATTCGATATGGAACTGATGCAGCTCATTGCACTCTACGTCAGAATCGCCAGCAGCGCCGCAGAATTGTTGAGTACGCCTAGCAGTGAATCCGTGTTCACGTAGCTTTGATGCCAGTTCTCGTTCTCCGGCGCTGCCTTTTTGTTTACCGTTTGTCATGCTCTTTGTATCAAGTTATGGAACTGGCTTAGTAGTATTGGGACTTTTGGTGGGTTATCTCCAAATCGTCTGATCACATTCTTGCAAAACTGCTCGTCAGTGTAAGCGCAAATTAGTTCGGTATCTTTTCCCGCTGCCAGTGTAACTAAAAACTTGCGTCTGCGGTAATATTTTTCTGCAAGCTCGTCTTTTATCCCTTCGACAATGAGTTGTTTGGAGTGATTGTCAATCTTGCGGATACCGTCCAAGACTTTGCGAAGAGCAGAAGAGTTATCAAACTCAAACTTCAGGTTGATAGGGTGATACTCGACAAAAACACCGTTTACTAAAAAATCGAGGGTCTTATTATATCCGACACCAATTTGAAACGTTGTGCCGTTTTGTAACTGAAAGCCTCGCACGTAGCGCTCGAGAAGCATCCCACAAGCGTATTCAGATTTAGACGCAAATTTTATTGGTGTTTCGGGAATGTGGGGCAGTCGCGGTGTAAAGTCTCTGGTAGGCTCCATTGCGACTATAATGCAACGGATGGTGCGACTAGCCTACTTATAAAAGGTTTCTTCTGTGTTAGCTACAGACCACCTATCGCTGTTCTCGGCCTGAAATATTGTTTCTATTGTTTTGTATTTTCGGTCGGCTGCGTTGGGTGCGTTACCAATAAAAAACGCATCTTTGAAACAGACACGATTGGTCGGCAAGCAACAGATTCTTCCGTCATCAAGCAAAATGATATGTCCACATTTGTTTTGGTCGGGTTGGTGCAGGAAACCTGCGGTAGTATCGCAATCAGCCAGCCAATCCACCGTACAGTAGTACGTACCAGACACCACAGATTTGTCTTTGAGGAGCACATCACATTGATAGTCTTTTAGGAAATCAAAAACCGTTACGATTGGCTTAAAACTAAAACAATCCCAAAGCTGTAA